TAGGGTCTTGGTCCGTAGTCTCCTGCTCTGGGTTCATTGGAGTCTGCTGATCTGTTTCGTGAATCATCGTACTTTTCCTTCCTAGTTAGTGTGTAAAGTTCGTGTGCAGCCTCTCTAATAAACCGCACACCACGTAGGAACCCCCTACGCTCAAGAGCATCATCCTTATCTTTAAACTGCTCCAGCGAGATTCTCGCTTCTTCCACTAATTCGTCCAAGAACTTCTTGAATGAGGTCCATCCCTCCTTCTGGGTTAAGTCCTTCAATTCCTGTATTTCCAGGTCTGTTAAGAACACTCTCAAGTCCATTGACATTAAATGCTCCAGGTGAAGTGGCACTTAGTATTTGGTCAATTTCCTTAACAATAATACGGTCAATATTACGCACATCATAAGTTTCAAGAATCTGGCGCATAGCTTCATTCAAAGCTGTTAGACCCTTAGAAAAGATCAACTGCAAAATTTGTGGATTGCCAAGAGGAGCAGCCAGTTGGACAAGACCTTGATAATACTGTGAAACAAAACCAGCAATTTGCTGCCAGTTTTGACGATCCAAAATCTTATTGATCTGCTGAGAAGAGGTCCTTAGCTTAATAACAATACCATCTCTAATGTAGGAATTTGGCAATTCAAAGAAAGCCTTAACTAGCTTACCATTAGACGCAGTATTAAAGTACTCCAAATTACGTGGACCAAACTGCTGTATAAGATCAGCAGTATCCATTATAATAGCGTCAGTGAACTCTCTAGCATTGCTATACCACAAGTCAAACTTCTGCTGTCCTTCTTGAATCCTAGCAAGGTCTGAAGTAGCAGTACCAGGAGTACCAACTTGTGGCATACCAAGAGTTACTTCGTTAACACCTGTTCGTTGCTGCGAATAGATAACTGCTGACTGTTCATTATTATAACTAGATGGATAGATTTCACCCATCTGGATAGTGTCAATCTGATCCATGCTATCCACAAACCAAATCTTACCAGGGAAAATAGGCTCATTTGGCCCATACCCTGCTAGTTTGTGGATCTTGAACATCCGCATGTTAACCAACGTGGCATTATCAATTCTCTGCCGATGCTGAACAGTCACTTCACGTTGGAACTGTTCATTCATCTTACAGATACCAATACCACGAATACGGTGTTCAACAGGAAAGTAGACACCTCCTCTATATGGCCTACGTCCATCAGATAGATAATTATATCTAATGGACATAAACGTGCGGGACTCTCTATGAAAATGTACTACCAATTCTCTAGCAATACCAGTATCATCAGTAGGCCAAGCTAACCAAAGTTCAACCCAATCTATTCTCCTTGTAAGAGTAGGCTTAGTATTCTCTAACTCCTGCATCTCACGCTCATAATCCTTACCACTCATCTGATCCGTATGTTCACTCATTGTCTCAGTGATATACGGACGCAGTTTAGCATCTTCACCAATAATAGTGCCTGGCCTAAATAGACCGGCTAACTCCATTTGTTCAACAGCGTATGGAGTTTCAGAATGCTCCTCTCCAACCCAAGGCGCAGTTTCAATATCAGTAGCATAATAAGGAATTAAGAAACGAGAGTCAGATACAGCGTCAAAACATGGCCCATCCTTATAAACAACCTCAAACTCTTGTTCTTCCTCTCCAACAGTACGAATAATACGACGAACCAACCTCTCATAACCTGTTTTTCCCCACATTGTCCCGAACTTTTCAGCTTCAAGGAAACAATGTGAGAGGGGACGACGTATCTTCATAACGTCCAAAAGCTGCCTGTTCATAAAATCTTCAAGCGGCTTTTGGACAGCATCCCATTCATCACTCAAGGATTGAGCTACAACAAGCTGAGGTTGGTTCAAAAGCTTTGTTTCTGTGCGAGCGTGTACAGCCTCAACAGCAATAGCTGAAAGAGGAATAACAATAGTTGAGGCGTTACGGAATGGAAACTCCGCTACTTTCTTTGTCGGCTCAGCCCAATAGTCTTTCTGCCATTGAATAAGATTCTTTAAGTGTGCATCAGTATCAGCATAATAATTTATTAACTCGTTCTCAATATATTGAGCGAGTTCATTCTCAAGCTCTTCTCCAAGATATATTTCTCTAGGATAGGGCATTTATTCCAACCTTCTAATCAAAATATTAGTACGAGCCCTGGACCTCCATCGTAAACGGAAAAGGCCACTGTGGGCTTTGTACTAATCCCATACCAACCATCGCTCTCGATGCGATGCCGTTTTTGATATCTTTGTTCAAGCTATTTCCGTTCACGATGGTGCTCGAACTTGATATCTCAAACGCTTCCCGTTTTTGTTGAGAACGGTGTCACAAACTCAAAAAGTTGGGAGAGTCGGACAGCTTTCGCTCCGTTACTCTCCCTTGATAATCACATTCTAATAAGTGTCGCTGTGATGTCTGCTGTCCCAATCCTCTTTGATGTAACTCTAGTCTTTGGTCCCGTTGTCAACGTATCAAGGACAACAAAGATAGACGTGTCAGACGTGGACCAAAGGAACTGTGAATTAGCAAAAACGGCGTCGGGAATCTTGTTGCCAAACTTGTCATAAATAGCGACAGAGAACAAAATAGTATCCCCAACACCAAAGTGCACAGTGTCAGGGATAATTGCCATACCACCAAGATGGGCAGAAACAGGAATGCTAACTGTTCCTGACCTCTGCGACACTAGATATGACGCTGAGAGCCCAAGAGCAACAGTAATTAGTGCAATAATGAACACCTTCTTCATTTCATCCCCCTCCTAGACGAATAAGAATCTGGTGAATAATCTCAGTAATCATAATTCCAATGGAAATCCAACCTGCACGCTTTGCGTTCTTCTTGGTTGTGGATTCAGTCTTGTCGGATTCAGTCTTGTCAGTCATTTTCATGACTCCTTTTTTCAATGCGCAGGTCTATCCAACTTGTGTTCTCCACACCAATCTTCCAACTTAAACAAGATCAATCGCACTATATCCAGTTATAGGATCAATCTGTGATTCGTCCCACCTAGATCCAGTGTCATTCATAATAACACCAAATGTGCCTGGGGGAGAACCACGCCTACGTACACCTTCATCCATCAACTGCGCTAGTGCGTCTAGAATATGCACTTCTTGTGTACTCTTACCAAACCTATCAAACTCACTCTTCAACTCCGTTTGCTTATCATTATGAAACAGTTGTACAGAGGCGTAGAGTTGTGAAAGTGCGTCAATTCTTCTAGCCTTGGCTTGTCTCTTAGTGTAATACTCATGAATCATGAAATACACTTGCCGTCGGGCCATTTCTGACTTAACCCAATCTCCTAGCAAGTGTTGTGCCGCGTCAGCTTCAATACTAACAAGACTTGGGTGCCATTTGGTCGCTTGGTTGAAAATCAATTCAACAAGAGCAGCACTAGAAAATTCAATTGGGATAGCCGCTAAAGTAAACGTTCTCCACCAATAATCTGTCGCTGTGATGACAAATCCACCAGTAAGCTCACCAGGATCAATATGAAAAGCGATATAACAGTCTCGAATGTTTACAATAGTCGGGTGAGAAGGGTTACCATCAAAAACGGCGATTCTAACACTATCAACCCATTCAAATGTACGCCACCAGTCTTTTTGGAACCCTTCACCGATCTCTTCTGGATCATTCAACCACTCAGAATAGTAGACTTTCTTATTCTTCTTAATATCCTCAAGCAGTTCAGGAGAGATACGATCAGGGAATATGATCTCCTTCTGTCCCGTTTCTGGATTAATTTCCTCTACTGAACGCTTGTGAACAGCAATTCTAGGGCCAAACTTATTTATCATATGGCCCCAAACATCATCAACCTTGTACCTAGTGCCCACACCAAAGACTTTGTCAATCTTGGGCTTATTCAAAAAGCCGAAAATCGAGTCAACGTGCTCTTTAATCTTCTCTGTTTCTGTTGCTGATTCTCTAGCTTTTTCGCCGTAAATATCATCAAAAGAGATTAAATTGTAGTGCCTACCCTGAGAACGTGTACCAACACCCATCGTATCGAATGTTGGCTCACCATGATATTCCGTTCTAGGTAGTCTAAGCTCCCATTTATTGTTCATATCGCGCTTTTTATCTGGTATACACTCAGGAAAAAGCGCCATCAACAACGGATTTGTGGTAAAATGACGTGCTATTGAGAACAAAAACCTCGCTGCTTCTTCTGCGACTTCGTGTTCGATTAGAATACGTATATTTGTGCCTAAATTAGCCGGATATGGTACTTCTGACTCATCTGTATCGTACTTTGCGTCCTCTTCTGTGTAAGGCAAAGCACACTGAATATTGTGTCCAATAGTCTTTACTGTAGTCTTAAAGTGTGCTCGTGGCAGAAGAGCTAGTAGATACTGATATTTTGGAAAATTATCCTTAATCCACTTACAAAACCGTCCGTGGACTTTAGGATCAAGGTCTGTGTAACCAAGAACAGCCGCACAAAGGAAGAATAGGTCCTTCTTACAACGTGCTCTAAGTTGATGAAACTGTTCCTTCGACCAAGTTTTACGCTGTTTGTGTGCCTTATCTATATATTCATCGTACTTATCAATAATACGTTCGTAGTCAATATCACCGACTACGTACCCTTTTTGGTCAGGATTAACTCCTTGACCATTTATATCGTCAAGTGTCAGTATTTTTCCCATCTTCAACTACATCAAATTCAGCTTCTTCAACCTTTTCACCACTATTTAGCAACAAAGCAGTGTTTGCTTTCTCCAAACCAACCAAAAACTTCTCAGCAACACTGGCTGGAAGATTGAAAGTTGTATTGTTAACTTGGGTTGTTGGAGCGTTCTTGAGATGTTCACCTTTACCTTTCATCACCTCAAGACCCTTACCAATCAACCCCATCGGATACTTCTTGAATGTCTCTTCATCTTGTAGAGATTCTCTAAGCCGTCTGACCGTTAACTTTTCAATCTCATCTATTTCTTCAGCAATACTTCTTGTGCGCTGCCTAACCTTCTCAATTAGCCGTTTTTGAATCTCAATAGCAGTCGGCGTCGCTAGGATATTGTAAACATGTTGTGGCGTATAGCCTGTCATTGCTGCGATTTCTACACCAGTCTTACCAAGCACAGAAAGAGCCACAACTTGTTCGTATTCGACTCTCCATTCAGTTGGAACCCATCTAGCAGACGCACGCTTACGCTTCTTTTCTTTTAGTGTTGACTTCTCAACTTCACTACTATCTTTTTCATCAACACTAAGTTGCTGTTCCAACTGACCCAGCAACATTTCTTCCAACTGTTCCTTCGTGTATTCACTCATTACTTACTAAACAAGCTCTTCTTAGGTGCTTCTTCAATCTTCTTAACAACCTCAACACTCTCAACACCCTCAATAACCTCATCAACACTTGCAACAACCCTAGCGTAAGGACTCAGCCATGATGGTCTCCTATAACCAAAGTCGTGGCAATTAGGATCAAGGAATACCTCTCTACTTGTTCCCCTAACTTCAACTGGAACAGGGTACTTCTTACCGGGCTTCAAATCTTCGAACTCAACAATATAGGAATCACCCTTCCTAATCACTCTTCACCTTCCTATACTGGTTCAACCTCTTTATATGAGCATCCAATCTCTTACGATCAGGCAACTTACCCTTAATTCTCGTCAAGATTGGATGCTTAGATCTATTCGACTTGTGCTTCTTCACCTTGTCACCACTTCCCTAACGTAATCCTTGTCAGGTGACTTCATAATGAACGATCTCTTCTTGGGCGGCAAATTGACAATGCTCATCTCATCAACACTACTATAAACAGTATTGATGTTCACACCAACACCGTCACGCTGACCGTTACCAAGATCATTGATCTTACAACCACGAACGTCGCTGTTTGTCTCATTGATTCTCATTTTATCGCTCCGTCTTTATCGCTCCATCTTTATCACTCCATCTTACCACTCTGGTGCTGCTTCCTTCTTCAAGTTTTCCAAATACTCAGACCGTTCCCAATACTCCTTCAAATACTCTATACCATGCTCATAGAAGGATTCAATCTGTTTTACTCTAATATAAATAACACCACCACCAACAACGGACTGGAACTCAACAAACTTCAAACCTGCAGCTTCAGCCCTTTCTATCAACCTTCTAACAGTACTAACATCTTCCTCTACGTCATAGTAATCTTCACCAATAAGCGAAATTCTTGTCCAAGTTTCTTTCATAAACTACTTTCCCTTCTTAGCGATCTGCTTCTTAGCCTTACCGTTACTAATCTTCTTTGCACCAATCCTCTGCCTCATCCTGTTGTCAAATGCCTGCTGTGCAGCCTTATGAGAATAACCCTTACCCTTTGGCATTTTTCCACTCTCCTTTTTCATGAAACTCCAAGACCAACAACACACTCGTTATCACCATCAGGCGTAGAGAGTCTAACTCTCACGCCATCATAACCATGATAATTAAACAAATGTAGACCAGTCGTATTAATTGTCGTAGCCATCGTAGTCCCATCAGATGCGTCAGTTACTGCTATCTCCTCCCAAACTTCACCATGAATTGTAGCTTCAACTGTAACAGTCCCAGATCCTGAAATATACTGTACCGCTCCTCTTGTTGGCCCTATTCCTGCAATACCATGAGCAGGATATAGTGCCAATGTGTCATCTTGCCCCTTAAGTACCTTAACAGCAGTAGTCATATCTCACCACTCCTGAACCATATCCTGAACCATATCTTGAACCATATCTTGAACCATAGCCGTACTAAATCCACTCACACGCCATAATAACACAAAACGATACAAATGTCAAGGGGACAATTCCAACCAAGTAACACTCCCTACCACCGAGAATTGGACTGTTCAATTTGTAAATATATAGTTCTAAAGTTATTTGCATATTGTCAGTGGGGTCCCCACCCCCCCGCAAAAATCGTGCCACATTTTCCCCGCACCCCCAGTTGTAGCATTCTTGCAACATATTGTTGCATAATTATTACACCTTTCGGTTTTTCTTCGCTCGAGTCCCTTGGCACAGTTCTTGCGTATGTAGTAATTGTGCTACATTTTGTTGCACAATGTCTACATTTTGTTGCATAATGTCTACATGTTGTTGCACAATGCCAACAGGCACACTTCTTGCGCATGTTGCATCCACATAACATTCGGTTTTTCTTCGATTGAGCCTTTAGCACGATTCTTGCGTATGTTGCATAATTTTTGTTGCATGTTGCGCAAAGTCTACATACTTTGGCATGGCAAGGCACGTAGTTAAGCCGTTTTTCTTTTGGCACATCGTTTGCATATCTGTTTGGTCGTCGTAGTAGCACCTTCACTTCAGCCGGAGGACACAATGTCGAAGTCTGAGATGCGATATCTATTGCGCGAAACTCGAGGTCTAGGCATTCCTTTGCCCCTTCGTGCGCAGTTCATTAAGGCAGCACTATGTTCAGACTGGGACGCTATGCTTGAGCTTGGTGCTGTCATTGAAGACGGTCCATACTTTTACTGTGGAACCTGTGATTCCTATATTTGGATCACTAGGTATGTGCTAAATGGCCGTAGAGGCGCAATTGTGTTTGAGTTCGGCCATTTTGGTCCTGATATGCATATTCGACGTAAATAA